AAGTCAGAATAAGAAACAACTAATTTGTTTCCTTCTGCACCAGCATAACGTGCTACAAAGGCTTCTGTACCAGCTACAAGAGCAGTATATTGAGAATCAAAATCATCTCTATTTTTAACTGATACTGCACCACCACCATCAGTAGCATTGTAACTGGCTGTACCAACTACACGCACTACTTTTAAATCGTTTGCATATCTCAAAAAGTTGGCTGCTCCAAAGAACGAATCTGCTGTTCCGTTAGTTGGTGCTCCAAATTTTGCTACTAGATCATTTTCTGAAGTTACTGTAACTACCTCTCCAACAGGTCCCCACTCAAAGAAGCCTACTGTGGCTCCTACACCACTGGCAACTGGGGCGACCGTCGTGGAGAGATCACGTTCTTTAATTTCTACACCTGGACTTAATTGCATAGTCTGTCTCCTTTAATCGTAAATTTTGTTTGTAAGATTAATGAAAAGATCGTAATAATCTTCTCTATTCGATGTAAATATTTATAATAATATGTATTTAGACAATTTGCCAAAGTTCCCCACCATCCTTGACATATTGGTCTTTATCTTCTTCACCATTATTGAATATACCAAATGGTAACATTTCATCTTCTATCTGCTTCATTTGTTCAGCATATATTGTATTTCTAATATCTTTGTTAGTTAAATCCTTAAACAAATCTTGTGAGGTAAACCAAGAGAATAATACTAAGCCCATCACAACATCATCGTGACAACCATCTTCTGCTGCAAACGATTTCCCTTTTATTACAAATGAAGCCAACTCTGATATCGTATCTAAATCACTTATCACTAATTTTTCATTATCGATTAAGTCTTTTAGGTTAGAACAACCAATTGACTTGACCTTCTTTGTCATTTTAACCCCAAACCCATCTGATTTAGTACCACTCATTGCAATGATATTCTCATACTCTAAGTCATAATTGAGTATATTTAACACTTCTGCACCAGCAGAGTCTCTTTCTATCAGTACATCAGCCATGTTATATTTCATTGCCACCTCATTAACAATGTTTGGTAACAATAAGGGTGATATAGAGTTACTTCTATAGACGGCAACTTGAGTCATTGGGTATTTAGTGACATTTATTACTGATATAGTAGAATAGTCTTGCCCACGACCCTCTGCAGTGTCGACACATACAATATATTGATTGTTTTCAAGAGTCTCTTCATATACATTTAATCCTAATGATCGTAAAACTGGTTCCTTGTGGACTAATTGTTGTAGTTTATTAGTATTGATTAGCGTGTTTGATGACCCTAGGAATGATGCTTCGTGCTCTTGTTCAAACTGTTCCTCACTTGTATTTGCTATAGTCTCACGTCTCCATTCCTCATCTCTCCCGGGAACTTGTGACCAATGTACACTGAAATTAACGAAATTACTCCTACCTTCTTCAGCCTCAACCCACATCTTATAGAAATGGTTTAATCCATTAGGTGTTGATACAATAATTACTTTAGTTTCTTTACCAGAAGAAATTGTTGGATATACTGAACGAAAGAAGTCTTCTGCAATACCTGACTGAACGAATGCAAACTCATCAAGAAATATTGCTGAGAAAGACATACCACGAACGGCAGATCCTGAAGTTGCAGCTGCAATAATCTTACTTCCGTTTTCTAACTCTATATCACCCTTATTCCAAGATGAAACTCCTTGTTGTAGCCATTTAGGAAGTTTCTCATACGCCAACTGTAGCCTTCCAAGAAGCTCCCTTGAAGTTGCTGCTTTGTTAGCAAGAATACCAACAGTCTTATTATCATTAAATAGAATGTAATGTAATAGATAAGCAATTGATACTGTAGACTTACCACATTGTCGAGCAGTCTTAATGATAGAAAATCTGTTATCGTGTAATGAATTTACTAAGTCTTTCTGGTAATCATATAATTTGAATGGTACAAGTCCTTTATCTACGTGTACAATCTTTACATATTCTGTAATAAAATAGATTGGGTCGTTAGAGCATTTCAGATACTCTGTAACTTGTTCTTTGGTGAATTGGTGTTTGGTATTCTTACGTTTAAGTAATGAATTACCTAGATATCCTGTTCTATTCTTCTGATTTTGCATCTCTAGAGTCCTTAACCAGTTGTTGTAACTCAGCTGTGCTACCAACAAACACATTGTTATTAGTTACTTCTCTAGCACCCCTACCCATCATATCCTCTGCATCCTCAACATCTTTCATCATTTTCTGTAAGTTGACTAGTTCTCTTGTGGAGTCTGTGAGTGTTTTAACCATCGTACTTACGACTTCAAACGCTCTGGGTGATTCACTGTCTTGTGCAACTGAAACTAGACGATCTAGTGCAGTTTGACCTCGTTCTATAAGATGATATAATTTCTCTCGACTATATTCATAGTCTCTTTTGATGTCACTTGCTCTATTATCTGGATTAGAATATACAGGTTCTAGAGGGGCAAGTTCAGTACTTTCCTCTCCATCAAACATATCTTCAGCAATCCCCAGAACATTATCTAATTTTTCTTCAATTGTCTTAGGCATAATCTATTCACTCTATAATTATTTTAGGCTCCCACGTATCGTCTTCTTCTGTATCCGTCCAATCTTTACCAGCAGTGATACAATCTGCTTCATTTAATATTAATGGGTCACTACAAGTTCCTAGTGGGTCAACACTTACAGTAACTTTTTCTAAATCTGTTAAATCTTCTCTTAAATTATCACCAGATGGTGTCCAGAAATTATTCTTAATAATTCTAATAAGTTTACCATCATCTGTTCTAACTGGAGGATATACATGTCCTTTTACAGTGAAATCTAATGTGTAATTTACAATTCTTCTATCTGCTAAAGCACCATCTGTTTCAACTCCTGCAGTCACACCATTCAATACTACTGCTACATCTCTACGTATATCCATTTCAGGAACATCTATAATTGTCACGTTAAAATCTGGATGAAAATATGGTAGTATTTGTTCTATTATCTGTAATGCATCGTCAAGATGTTTTGTATAGACATTAACAGAGAATTCGAAGTTATAAGGCATCGGTGTTCTTTGTTGTAATAAGTCTTCACCAGACATCTTCTTCAAGTTATTCATTGTATTTAGTTTACGGTCTTCATCATATGTCATTGCAGTCATTATGAAACTAATTCTTGGAATAATAGTTTCCACTGCCAAGTTTTCATTCATTGTGTTAGTCTGTATCAGTCTAGCAATGAATTTCTGTTTAGACTCATATGATACTGGAACTTTAACATCGTTCACTAAAGTGCCATCTGCTTGTCTTCTTTGAACGTGAATGTTGTTGAATAGAGTACCAAATGCTACTGTAATCTTTCTAACTGTTCCGTGATAAAATGTAGTACCTAACATTAGTAACTCCCAAACGGATTATCTTCCGACCAATCAATAACATCTTCAACTTCTTGTTCAATAACTTCATTCTCATCCCAAGCACCTTGAGTTAAGTATACAGGTCCTCCATCATCATATACAAGGTCATTAAGTGTAGAAGACCAAGTTGGTTCTATTGTTGACGTTGTTCCTGCAACTTCAACACGATAGTATCTTCCAGTCTCAGATCCTGCAGACGGATAAACGAATTGTCCTACTGTTACATCGGTTGCTCCTCCCCAAACGATAGGTGTGGTAGCTGGTGCTATAAATGTATCTTCTGGAATGTCACCGAGTATATCAGTTCTACCATCAATTTCATCAAGAGTAATAAGACCAGTATCCATTTCAGCTTGGTCATATTCATATAATCTACAAGTCATCTTGTATGTTGTCAATGTACCATTAGGATAGAACGGGTCTTCGTCTTGAACGAAACTAATTTCGAATAGTCCATTATTGAATGGGAAGTATATTAAATCTCCCTCTTTAGGACGCATTGCTGACGTTGTTATTGAACGACTACTATAAGTATCAACACCTGCACCAACTACTGCGTGAAATCTTTGTCTACTAACTATAATGGTCATTTCGTCAGTGATGTCTATACCGAATTTCGTGTATAAGTCACCCGAACCACCAAATGAATCTATGTCTTCAATATACATCTCAATCTGATATGTATCATCAAATTTAGACAACACATCTTCACCAAATAGAATATCTAGTTTCTGTATCTTTCTAGGAATATAGAGAACATCAATACCAGCAATTTGAATTGCTTCGGCAGTCAAGTCTTCAACTATCTGTTGTTCACTGCTAGTGTTATAGGTCTTAAAATACGAATTAGTAGCCATTTTATCCTACCATGAAGTCCACAGGCAATACATATGTTTCATTGAATTGCTCTTCTAACTTTTCTAACTCTCCAGTGGCTTCGTCATAAATTCCTTGACCATTCATCGATATGCCACCAGGAAGAGGTGTCCCATCAAATTTCTTTAAATTAGTTCCCCATTGCTGTTTAATTAATTGTGTAGTATACTTCTTAATCCATTCATCATCGTATACATCAAGTGCAAAACTAGTAGTATCGTTTGGTGTCACTGTACGATATCCCTTAACTAAGAAATAATTATTCTCTTTAAGTTTAGAATTAACATACAATCTATTACTCGCCTTATTATAAGTAAACGTTCTTGATGGTCTGAAATACTGATTGAGAAGTTTCAAATGTGTAAGACTCATATCCATGTGTAGAATAGAACCCGATGCCATATCCCATACTTCTTTCATCATGAATTGATATCTAACATCTATTAAAGGGTCGTATACTGATTCAGTTGGTTCTAATATTTCTATGATTGATATTAATCCAGGAGAAAGAGAAGCACTTGCTGTAGCTGTAGTACCAGTTGTTGGTGGGTCAATAGTTACAGTTGGTGCAACTAAATAATCACTTCCCTCACTAGTGATTGTAATTCTACTTACTTTATCACCATCTAGAATCGCAACTGCAGTCGCAGTTCCACTCAATGTTACGTTTGGCACGGTTGTATAACCACTTCCCGCATCAGTTACTATTGCATAATCGACAACATCATTTCTATCTGATATCTCAAAGAATCCGTTATCTACATTTTCTTGACTAGTTAATATTTTGTAATAGACTTCTTCAGTGCCATCGAAGTGTCTTTCTACAAACATCTGTACAGAATCGTCTATACGATCCATTGCTTGATCATAGTCGACTTCTATGTTTAATACTGGGTCTCCGAGTTTACGGAAACAGTAATCTTTCAAGTCGTCTGGTGATTGTAATTTCATATTCTACCCTTATAGTGATATTCACTCGTTAATATTTATATAA